CTCTTTCCCTCTTCTGATCCCTACTAGGATCGATGCTTGAGGTACTCGTTAGCCCTCATTGAGGACCAGGTTGATAGCCGGTGGATCAGAGCCTGGATTTCTACTTATCCACAGATAACAGTAGTTTTAAGGGATCATTTAAGTCGTGAGGACGTTGGAATTCCCCACGGCAACCTCCAACCGGCCACCGGAGCTATCAGGAGAACGCAGGCCACAACCCTTTGTTCCCCATCCTTCCCCTCTTAAACAATCCACTAAAACCACTGCTTTAGGCCCTGTGGCCTGCCTCGTCTATTCTGAGTACCCCCGACGAGGGTATTACTTATCGTAGCTCTGACGGCACATGAAAAAGCCCGAAGGCTGGATCATCAATGACGGGAATCTGGTCGGCGGTAGGCGGCGCGTACAGAATCATCAATGACCCAAGCTTCGGGCTTCTTTCGCCTACTGCTAACACAGGTTCCCGACTGTGCCCGACTATCATGCCAAATCTGGTAAAAATTGCAAGTTAATTTACTTCCGTACATTGTTCTTTAACTTCAAGTTCTTTAAGGGGCGGAATGACTTTAAGTCGGTATTTTGGGTAACCAAAATCAGCGCTTTTAAGAGCAAATTCCTGAGTTTCTAAACGATTGCAACATCTTGCCCGCCAAGCAGCCACTTCAAATCCACTAACAACGAATACCTTTCCTAAATCACATGATTCTCCGCACTCACAAGGACGAGCAATAAGAACTAAATCCCCTACTTTCATATCCCCTCCTTTATTAAGTCTTTACCGAATCCACTGCGACACAGATTGAAGCAAGAATTAGAAAACTAATCCCAAGACAGAAGTAAAAGTCGATGGCCTGGATAAAAAGACTTCCGAAATAACCTGTCATACATCACCCCGTTAGACGTTGTGTAGTTATAAAAACGCCCGATGTTCTGGGCTAAGCCGGGACAAGCCCGGGGGGAGGAATGGTTAACGCCTGTCAGCAGGCTCCTGAGCTTTTAGCCTGCCTTTCGTTATCTTTTCGATCTGGTACTGCCTGCCAATGGGAACGTATTTTCCCCATGAATAAATAGAGGGCGCTTTAACGCCAATCGCCTTGGCTAATTCTGCCGGGCTACCAAAAAACTCAATTGCTTCTTTCTTTGTCATGACTCCACTTTAGGATAAGCTAAGGAATCTGTCAAGCATATTTATTTAAGATTCCCTAAAATAGTTGTTGACAGGTTAATTCGGATTGCCTAATATTGGAACCGTCAGACAACAACTATTAGGGGAAAACATGATTACCTTCGACCAATGGCTGGAAACCCAAGGCGACTACATGCAACCGCGTGACGAAGATGAGCGGCTTCGGATGTCCACGGCGTTTTCTGGCGCTTTGGATGACATGTCTAAACTCACTTTAAAACTCATGCAGGAATCTATGCTGCGCGGCATGAAGGCAGCAGGAGTTGAAGCATGAAATTCTCGGACCTGTGCATTAATTTTTTATCCTTCTGTATCGCTTGCGGAATTCTGTGGTACTTCAAAGGACCACAAACCGTTACTTATTTTTCAGGCGGTTCAGCTATGTTTTTCGTCATAGCTTTAGCGAATTGGAAGAAGCTATGAACATCATCGCCAAGCGCCCGAACTACAGCGCACTCTATTACTGCCTCGGCTGCGATCTGCCGACCTGCAAAGGCGCGACAACGGCGGCGTGATTATG